AAGTTTATTAGATACTGAAAGTCATTATAGACAATCTTATGAACAGATGGCTGAAATAAGTAAAGCTTTAAAAAATTTACAGGTACAGAAAAGAATTCCAATTGTGGTAGCCTCACAGCAGAACAGATCATCCCTTGAATCAGGTGAACTGGCTGGTACTCAAAATTTAAGTTTATCAGATAGAATTGGCCAAGATGCTACTGAGGTAATATTTTTATCTAAAGATGAAAATTTAATGAAAATAAATATCGCCAAGGCAAGAGATGGTTATATTAAAAACCTTTTGACTTATGAAGTAGATTTTGATAAGGGTGTATTTAATTATGTACCAGATGAAGAAGAACCAGAATATGCTGAGGAGAAAGAAGAAGATCCGAGAATAGGCGAGGGAGAAAATGTATTTTAATGTCTAGAATTATTATTAGAGACAAGATTCTCGAGGTAGATATTTATGAAGCCTTAAAGAAAATTAAAAATGAAATCATAAATGGAAAACTTGGGGATATAAAGATAATAGGTGATAGTATTTCTGTACCATGTCCTTTCCATAAGAATGGTTTAGAGAGGCATAATTCTTGTACTATTTATTGTGGTGATGGAGATTTACCTGCTGGTTCATTCCATTGTTTTACTTGTTCTGAATCAGGCTCTTTTGCTAAGTTTGTGGGAGCTTGTTTTGATAAAGATAAGTTGTTTGGTGAACAATGGTTATTAGAAAATTATTCATATAATTTTTTAAAAAGAGAAGTAAATTTACCAATAATTGATTTAGAAGCTAAGGAAGAAGAAAAGTATTTAGATGAATCGATATTGGAAGGATTCTCAGATTATCATCCATACATGAGTAAGCGTAAATTAACTGATGAAATAATTAAAAAATTTGATATTAAATATGACCCTGTGACCAAAAGTTTAGTATTCCCTGTTAGAGATATTAATGGTAAAATTTCATTTTTAACTAGAAGGTCAACCGAGGGAAGAAAGTTTATTATTGATAAGGGAGCAGACAAGAGTATAATTTACTTGTTGTATAATATTATTAAGGAAAATATAAAAGAAGTTGTAGTTTGTGAAGGACAGATTAATGCTTTAACTAGTTGGGTATATGGTCATCCAGCTATAGCTTTATTAGGAGCCGGTACTACTGAAGAACAAATTTCTAAGTTAAATAATACTGATATTAAACATTATATCTTATGCTATGATGGTGACGAAGCCGGTAGAAAGGGAGCTGCTCGTTTTAAAAAATTTATTAGAAAAGATGTTTTTGTAGATGAATTAATTATGCCTGAGGGCAAGGATTTAAATGATTTATCTAAAGAAGAATTTGAATTAGTTTACAAATCACTTATATAGTGATAAGATTATTATACAGATAAGGGATAGAGTTTCCCGAAAAGTTAAACTCAGATATAAAGGAGATAAAAAATATGAGTTACATTTCAAGAGAAGAATTTTTAAAGAGACAGAAGGAAAGACAGGAAAGAGCAGCTAATTTCCAGAACCAGGGACCAAGAGTTGGATATTTTTCATTAAAGAATGATGGTGATGAGGCTATCGTTAGATTTGCTTATACTTCACCAGATGAATTATATTCAGACATTTTCCCAACACACCAGGTAAACATTGATGGTAAGTTTAGAAGAATTAAGTGCTTAAGAGAAAGTTATAATTCTCCAATTGCCGATTGCCCATTATGTTTATCAGGTACACCAGTCAACGAAAGATTTTACATTAGATTAGTAGAATATTCAAGAGATGAAAATGGTGAAATTGAAGTTACACCAAAGGTTTGGGATAGACCTACTAGCTATGTAAGTACCTTAAATGGTTTCTTTGATGAATATGGTGACATTACCGATATGGTATTTAAAATTAAGCGTGTAGGTGAAAAGGGATCATTAAAGACTACCTATTCAATTCTTCCGGCTAATCAGAAGATTTACAATGAATCATTATACCCGAGAGATTTTAGTGGATTTGAAGGTTATGATATTGTTGGAGCAGCTTTAGTTAATAAGACAGCTGAGGAAATGCAGGAATTAGTATCAGGTAAGGTAGAAGAACCTACAGACACTCCTATCCAGCAGAGTGCTCCACGTAAGGTTACCTATTAAAAGAAGAGATTAACTCTTCTTTTTTTTAGTTTACTATATATTAAATATGTGATAATATTTATATACAAAGGAGTGAGTTAATGGAGAAGATTATTCAGCAAAGTCTTTTTGGTTCAGACGGTGATATTATCTTAAATCCTGATAAAACTGATAAGATTATTAAAAAACTCAAAAAGCCAAAGGTCATTTCTGAAATAACTACTGATAAATTATTAAAAGATAAAAATATATCTTTTGAGATTAAGCTCAGTAGGGTTAGAGAAGAAGTTGAAAGGATTTTAGGTAAATATAAATCTGATACAGTTTGTATCTATACAAAAGAAGATTTTCATTCTTATATAGATAAAGTTATTGAAAATAAAATAATTTCTATAGATACTGAAACTTTGGGTACTAGAACGGATATACCTAAACCGGCAACAGATCCCCTTACTTGTAGGTTAGCGGGGTTATGTATATATACTCCAGGTGAGAAGAATGCCTATATTCCAGTTAATCATGTAGATTATCAAACAGGTGAGAGATTTTCTTCACAGTTAACTGAAGATGATATCAATGAGGAATTAACTCGAGTAGTTGAAGCTAAGACCAAGAATATTTTTCAGAATGGAAAGTTTGACTATATGGTTTTATATTACACTTGTGGAGTAAAAGTTCCTATTACCTGGGATACGATGATAGGCTCACAAATATTAAATGAAAATGAACAGGCCGGTTTAAAGTTCCAATATAGAGATAAGATTAATCCTGAACAGGAAAAATATGATATTGATAGATTATTTGATCTGGAAAATTTGGATAAATATCCTTGTGATTTATTTTCTTTATATGCTGCTACTGATGCTTATATGACTTATAAGTTATATGAATACCAAAAGAAAGAATTCGAAAAGCGTGGCAACGAGAGATTATATAATCTATTTTTAAATATTGAGATGCCTGTTGTAACTGTTTGTGCTGAGATGCAGATGCGTGGTATTGGTTTAGATAAAGAATTTGCAAAACGTCTCAGTGATAAATTCCACCGTAAGCTTGATGTTGTAGAAGAAAATATTTCTAAAGAATTGAGCAAATACGATGATGAGATTTCTAATTGGAGATTAAGTGAATTAGCTAATAAGCATGAGATAAAAAATGGTAAGAAACAAAAGTCAATGAATGAGAAATTATCTTCTCCTCTTGAAGTAACTTCACCTGAACAATTAGGAATATTTTTATATGATATTTTAAATATATTAAAACCAGATTCAGATGGTAAAAAACCAGTAGATGAAGCCACATTATTAACTATTAAAGATAGATTGCCTTTAATACCATTAATCTTAAAAAAGCGTGAATATGATAAATATTTAGGAACTTATATCGATGCTTTACCTTTATTAGTTAACCCACGTGATGATAGAATCCACCCAAAGTTTAATCAGTTAGGTAGAGAAGAGAAGGGTGTAGTAACAGGAAGATTTAGTTCAACAGACCCGAATTTTCAGAATTTGCCCGCACGTGGAAGCATAACTTCTGTTCGTTGCATGATTACACCTACTACTGAATATTACACTAGAAATTCTTTCGATGAAATTGATATTACTGAAGAATTACAGTTTGGTAATAATTGGGTATGGAAGAGTGAGGTGTCTCCAACTGATGTTACTTTTCCGATTAAAACTCGTAAGAGATATCAATTATGTGGAAGTGATTTTAGCGCACAAGAGGTAAAAGTATTTGCTCAGACATGTGGAGATGAGACGATGTTAAAATCTCTTATGGCTGGAAAAGATTTATATTCTGAGGTAGCTTCAACTATTTATAACATGCCGTATGAAGAATGTTGTGAATTCAGGCCTGATGGTACATTTAACCTTGAGGGTAAGCAAAGAAGAACCAAGTCCAAGAGTGTTATTTTGGGACTTATGTATGGTAGAGGAAATAGATCAATAGCTGAACAGATTAAGCACCATGATGGTCCGGTAACAAAGGAAGATATGGCTGAAGCTAAAGGAATTGTAGATAATTTCTTTAATAGCTATCCTGGGGCTAAGGCTTGGGTAGAGCGAATGCATAAACAGGCTCATGAATTGGGGTATGTAGAAGATTTATGGGGAAGACGCCGTAGACTTCCTGATGCTTCTCTCCCTAAATATGAATTTTCACTAATAAATGATAATGATGAATTTAATCCTTTAATTGGGGCTTTACCTAGACATAAAGAAATAGATAAAAGATTACTTGAGAGATATACTTCTTTATTGGATAAAACCAGAAGCCAAGAAGATAGAAATAAAATTATCTTCCAGGCTAAAAGGGATGGTTTGAATATTAAAAATAATTCAGGATTTATAGCTACGGCTGAAAGACAGAGTCAGAATAGTCCTATTCAAGGTGGGGCAGCTACTATGACTAAGATAGCTATGAAAAATATTTATTTTGATGATGAACTTAATAGCTATGATTTCCATTTATTAATACCAGTTCATGATGAGTTAATTG